ATCCCATTCTTCAGTAACTCCCGTCTCCATATCAACGAGATATTTCTGAGGTTTATTAATCCTCTTCCAATATTGATCATATGTGCAAAGATTTTTGGAAATGTAAGTGGAGTTATATTGACGATAGATGCCTAAGTATTGGTATTTGTTGTCCCGAATACCTGTAGGCAGCGCATCAATTTCTTTTGGATCAACCCATGGGAGAAGCGCTTTGATTTGTTCTTTAGAAAGAAGATCCCTTGTAGATGCCTGATCGCAGTCACTTAGGTCCCTCTTGGTAAAATAGGGATCAAGCATCAGTGCATTAAATGGTTTCCAGTACATCTTGATATCGCCATTCACCTTGTCCCGTGAATAGTCAATGTAAATTCCAATGATGGAAAGACCGGTCTTTAAAGAGTGCTCGAAAGCTTCTGAAATGATGTAGTCGGAATTAGCCTTCTCATATACGTAGTACATGACATTTGAGAATTGATCGGCGGTCTGAGCGTCGGAACCTTCCACTGGAGCGCAAACTGTAGCGGTGCGGTTTTCCCTTTCATACCCTGAGTAAAGATTGACAACACGCCTAATCTTATTAAGCTCAAGGATCATGCGGTTCTGGCGCTGAAGTTTAGTCTTTTCTAGATTTGTCCAATTATCACCGGCATATGCCCTCAAATCCCTATATGCCGCTGCATAGTAAACTCCATAAGTTCTATATGCATCATAGAAGAATTGGTTGAACTGTGAGACTTTCTCAGCCGAACCGACTGATTCATTCAATGTCCCTGTTGGCATATAAGCAGTCATTTTTTCTCAAATAAATAGTTGATAGGCAGGGCAAAATTTTTTATAACCACATCTTCCTCATACGAGTCCATTCTTCAGCAGTCATTCCGGCACTTGACCCGGTTTTTTGCACCGCTTGGGAAAGATAAATAAGCGCTTTTGATCCGTGCGACGCCCAATCGTGATAAGACTTTTCTCGATAGCATCCGAGCTTTTCATTCCATTCTTTTCTAAAACTTTCAATGGCTTTGATACCTTTCTCGCACTTAGTTTGGTCAAAGAAGAATCGTGGTAGCATATTTCTAAGGCATTCAATTCCAAACTGCTCATTAGAATCTCTATCAATGACATCAATTTTAAGCCCCATTCCTCTAGCAATGTCCACAAGACTTTTTCCAGTCTGAAGTGATCTAGAAGCCGCATCGTGTGGCATAAAGTGCTTTTCGAAGATATATGGTTTATTTCTCAACCAATTAACATAATGAGTTAGCGGCTCATCGCTGTTTTCATAGTAGTCAACGCAATGAATCTCTTTACCAACCAATTGAAATACCCATATGGCATTCATATCACCAATACCGATATCCCAACTTGAATAAGTCTTGGCCGCTTCATCATATGGAACATGACAAATACGGCGCTCTTGACGAGCTTGTGAAATAAGTTTAGCGAAATAGAATCCTTCATTAGCCGCTTCAAAGGCTTCTTCTGGAGTTGAAGGATATTCTCGCTTCATGTAATCAGATTGCGTTTGCAACTTCTTAACATACCATGCTTTCTGACTTTCATTTAAAATAATTTCTTTAGTCTCTAAAGACTGAAAATACTCTTCCATCTCTTTGTTTATCAATACATTTGTTGAATCCAAAACATAGTCGGGATGTTGCCACCAGGGGAAAAACCACATCTTCCAATCTAATGTCCCAAGGGGAGTTCCGAGATCTTGAATCTCTTGAGCGGATTTGCATAAATTATAGAAATGACCTTCGCGGCCACGGGCGGTCGATTCAATGCAAACAAATTGTCCAGCTTGTACGGCATTGAGCGCTCCGGAGATGATTTCATTGGCTTTTGTGGGATTTTCTTGGCAAATTTTAGCAAACTCCGTGATGTGGAGATATTGAATAGTCCCTCCACGTAAAGACGTTGCCACACGGAAAACAGAACCATTCGAAAAACGCATCTCATGAACGTTGTCTCGATATGCATTGCACATGTCTCTAATGAATTGAGGGAGGTTGTCATAAGCGAATTTAACCTTGTCTATGAAGATTTCACGGGCAATAGGCTTGGAGTCGGCAACAATGGCGGCGTTGACGTTTGGGCTGAATAGGCATGTATCCAAGAAAAGAAGGGCATGAAAGGTAGTTATTCCCAATTGTCTTGCTTTTAGGACAATATTCAAACTATGAGAGTCTTTCAATAGCGCTAATTGCGCCCAATTTGGCTTGAAGTCAACAACAGCACCTTCTTTATCTTTGATCTTATAAAGATTATTCAGTCGCCATTCTTGATTTCTCAACAGAGAAAAAGCTTGATCTTGAGTCAATGTCATGGGTTTTTTTTATCAATAAATTTCTTTAAAATAAAGAGGAATTTAAAAAAACGCCCCTTCTTGTTAATATGGTTTCATGAATATTGATTGCATCAGTGACCTCCATGGACATTTACCTGATTTGGAAGGCGGGGATTTGCTTATTGTGGCGGGCGATATAACTGCTCATGACAAAGTGCCGGAATGGGTAAAGTTTTTCTCATGGCTTGAAGAGCAGAATTATAGAAAAAAGATATTGATCGCCGGAAATCATGATGGGTTTCTTGGAAAATGTTGCTCTAGCAAAGAATCTCAGCTAATGGGTTTAAGAGAAGAATATGATTTTGAATATCTTTTTGATTCAGGAATAGAATTTGAAGGTATTAAAATATGGGGATCTCCTTGGACTCCAACCTATTTTAATTGGCATTTTATGAAAGATCGAGGGGAACAAATCCGTGCTATGTGGAATAAAATTCCTCTAGATACAAACATACTCGTAACTCATGGGCCTGCTTTTGGAATGTTGGATAAAAACCGAAAAGGAGAATATTGCGGATGTCAAGACTTGGCAGATGTGATTGATGACTTAAAAGATTTAAAGTTACATGTCTTTGGACACATTCATGAAGCTTATGGTAAACGCTATCAAGCTTATACTACTAATGCTGTCAATTTTGATGTTATTCCTTCTGGGCATCTTTCTATTAATGCATCTCTAATGAATGATTTTTATTATATAGTTAATAAACCCATTAGAGTGATTTTATGAATATTCTTTCTATACCGGAGGAAAAACTGGAAGACCGGGTGGTGGGAAATGACTAGGGTTGACTATGGGCAATGTCGGGCCTGTCAAGGTAAACTGACCTCCCGATATGAACGGAGTATAGTTCCTCCCATCGATTGGGAACCCGGATTCATTGTAAAGCTGGAATGTGTCTGTGGTTGCTTGTTGGACGTAAAAGAGCCGGTTGTTAAGCTGTTCCATCCCTGTGGCGTTTGCAAGAGGAGTGGAGATAAATTGCGTTGCTCTCAATGCTTGACCATTGCTAAGACCATTGGCAGTTGCCGTTACACTGATTGGGAGAGTATTCGTGATGGACTCTGGAATAAACTGTCTATACGTGAAGTGACTTTGACTAGAAATCCTTGATTGAGGAAACTCATCCGGTGGCTGAGCATCAATAAATTGATACATCGGATCATTGGGATCTTGTGGATTTGGCATTGTCATGAATTCATATTACTGCTAAAAAGTTGACAAAACAAGGATTAATATGCCAAAGATTAAATTCGAAAAAACTATCAGAATCCCTCCAAAGCCACCAAGAAAACAAGGCATTACAGCCTCATTTGTGATGGGGGATAAGTTATCTAAGACTCCGAAGCCGAAGAGTCTGACTCCTCCTGCGAAATATCAGGCAAAGAAGAAATAACACAGAAAGAGCCATAGCGAATATCTCCTGCGCCCCATATTAATAGAAATCCTTCGCTTCTATGGGTGTCTTTTAAGAGTTTCGATGCAATTGATTGAATTTCTCTATCATCATCATAAACTTCTGCGGGAATTCGAATTCCCTGTGAAACGCTACCATCATCAAAGAACATCTGTGCCCAAACTTTGATATCATTCATTATCAAACTCTGGGCAAACGGTAGCCAATAAGTCAAATAATTGATATTGGATTGAAGAAAGTGCTCTTCTGGATTCATCCAGTTTCTCAGCTTCTCTTTCATATGAAGAATGCCAAGATGGATCATGCTTACTTAATGATTCAAAGATCTCATTATCCAATATCTCATTCACTTGCATTTGCGCTTTGCCTAATCGGATTGAAGAGTCAATGACATATTTGCTAAATTCTCTACGAACAATTTCAGAAACATCATTTGTTTGCATTATTTTCTCATCCATTTGTCTTCAGGATTTTTAATAAACCTTTTCCCGTCCTTCATAAACCAATAAACATCAGAATATTCATTTTTCTTTGGAGGTTCTTGATCAATCGGGCATCTGCGCATCTTGCGATTGGCAATCATCTTATCAAATTTTTCCGACTTTGATTTGGTAAATGACAAAATAGGAGTTTTTTTACGACTACGTGACATTTGGCTTAGATTCTCGATTTAAGAAGCTCCTCATCCTATCGGACATCATCAATCTATCAACGGCGCTTTTAATGCTGACCTCTAAATCATCAACCACTTTCATCTCATCTAAGCGGCCGGTACATAGATCGCATTTGGGGTCATTGCACTTGGTTTCCACCCAGATATTGCACCGGACACATTGATAAGAATCATAAACTCTATTCCAACCGCATCTAAACTTACATTGTGGACAGACTTGGATATGTCTTTTCATGCCTTAATCAACACCTCTTCATAAAACTCTAGCATTTTGTAATGATATTCTGCCTCTAATAGATTGGAACGAATCAAATGCCATCTATCCATGACATCCATACCATAATCAGCGATAAAAGCGATTGCAGCAGCCATTGCTTTGCTCATTGGGTTAGAAGCAGCCATTGTTGCGATAAGCACCTTGAAGCAGTAATTGGCCTTCTCTCGATCTGTTTCAGCAACCCAATACCAGCTGAGAGATTGAGCATTCTTATAAAACATATCGCCTTGATTTTTATGATATTCACATTTTTCAATGTAAGTTTGAACAAGTGATGGGTTGAGTTTTGCGGTGTAACCATCCATCTCAAAACAAAAACAGTCTAAGACAAAAGAAGACAAAAAAGTTATCAAAAAAACTAAAAAGTATCTTCGGGGATTATGGGTGCCATTGCATATCACATTAGCCAAGAAAGCAGATCCAGCTGTTATGATAGCAATTATCATTTTCCATCCTTTTTCAATTCGGGAAGGACTCCCAATTGTCTTAGCATTAACAAATTCATCATTGCCTCTTGAGTATTTCCATGGCCTTCTCCGCCATTGATAATGAATTGTGGAACATTGATCTTAGAAAGCTTATCAGCAACACCAATACATTTATCTCTCTCAATCTCGGCTAAAATTCGATCTCTTTCGGAAAGTGCACCCGCCAATTGCAATGACTTTTGACGGGAATTTGCCAATATGATTTGAGCTTCAGCTTCTTCCTTAGAGCGCTCCTTTGCAAGGCGAGCGACTTGTAATTCTTGCTCAGCCACTGTCTCAGCTTCTTGCTTAGTAAGTTGAGCGACAGCCAGCTTTCTAGCAGCATTTGTTTCCTCAACTTCTTTCTCTTTTTGAGCATTAATGACAGCTTTTGCCTTTTCACGTAAAGCAAGTGACTCAGTTTCAGCCTTCTCTCTCCTGCCTCGTTCTTCAACCATGAGTCTCTCTTGTACTTCCTTCTCACGTTGTGCTTTAGAACCTTCAGCAGCGAGAAAAGCTTCTTTCTTTTGGGCAAATTGCCGTTGAGTTTGATCATCATAAATAACATCCGTAATGGAGAATTGAGTTATTACAATACCAAAATCCGTTAATGGAGAGGGTCTCGCAATTCGTTGAGCCGCCGATTCATGCTCAAAGACAACTTCCGTGGCATAAACCGTGATTGGCTTGCCCTTATCATCAAATTGGTCCTGTAACGTCTTTGAAACTCTACGCATTTCAAACAATCCCTTCTGAAGTTGATCTTGAACTAAAGAAGTGAATTCCCCTCGCCGAGCTGATTGGTGTTCGGAAGCAGACATTACAGGGCCAGAAGACTTCATTGCATCAGATAGATGAGCCCAAACTGCCGCTTCCACCGCTTCTTCATTGCCCCCAAATAGTTGATGGAATTTGCGCTTCCCGTCAATAGTAGTTGGAGAAGCAAAACGCACCATGGCATTCATAATTGCACTTCCGCCATCATTGAAGACGACTTTGAAAGCATAATCTCTGTCATATTCCACTTGCCAATTTCGTGGGTAACACCAATAAGAACCGGTCTTGAAATACCATCCAGCAGTGTCAATTACTTGGACGGTTCCCCATGGATATTGAACTACAAGCCAAGTTTGATCGCGATTATTTCCAATGAAAAAAGAAATAGCCCATAATAAACCTATAGCAATGGAAATCTTAAAAACATGCTTGAGTAAGAAGCTAACAATCAAAGAGTCGTTTTTCATAAAATCCTTTTGTTTTGCGCCACCGAGATTTGAACTCGGGACTTGCTGGTTATGAGTCAGCTGCTCTAACCACTGAGCTATGGCGCATTATAACCAATAGGATCATCTTGGACTTGAACCAAGGACATCGCACTTAACAGGCGCGTGCTCTAACCAACTGAGCTAATGATCCAAATGACATGCCGGACTTACACCGGCTCGCGTTGAGTATTCTTATGTTATTCCTCAATCAGCCCACTTTCTGGCAGCCTCGATTCTTTGGCTCATGTCAATAACCACACATGGAATTGAACCATGTCTTTCGAGTTGAAAACCCGATGTGCTAACCGATAAACTATGAGGCCAGTTCTTATTCCGGAACGGCTTCTTTTGGTGGCTCTTGAGGATTTGCCAAGAGTTTAAACTTGGGCTCATCCTTAATATCCAAACCCTTTACTTCAATGAATTGAAGTCCCTTGAAAAGGGAGCTAAGCGCATTCATTCCGGAAGTATCGACGCATAAAAGATATTGCTTAAGATCATCACTCATCTTCATCCTCCAAACCAAGTTTCTCATTGAGTTGTTCAAGTTTCTCAATGGAAGCCTCTCTCTTTTCCCACATCTCAACAAAGTTTTTCATACATGAAACGACATAGTGCAAGTTTAGATCTATCTCATTGTCGTAATGCTGAATCTCAATATCATATTTCTTTTTAAGATCTTTCATCTCATCTGTTACATCAACGCCATTCATTATGACCTCTTTTAAGTAAAACTTTGTTTTCATATGATACTTCCTTTTTATCATGTTAGACAGGAATGATCCTAAGGGGCTTTTACATCTTCACGAATCCCCTTCTTAGATTCAGCAACACATTCCCAAAACTTATCAACATCCACTAAAACTCGTCTTCCAATCTTATAAAACGCGGGGCCGAAATTGTTTTCACCAAGCGATGCTTTGAAGATAAGACTTCTCACTGACCAATGTGTACTAGGCCATTTTCCATCACAGCTTTTTACAAAATCTTTGACGGTCATCATATTGTTTTCCATTATAGTCTCCTTTATTTCCATTTATGCCATATGATGACA